AGGGGATACACCGATGTACGCGATACGAAGGAATTCCTCCTGATTGCGCATACCCAGGTTTCCGAAGTACGGGGTGAATCCGATGAGAATGAATTCAATCGGAATACCGTTGTCGTTGCGATCTACGATTGCGTTGTCGGGATCAACGTCCGATTTCCAGCGACGAGCTTGAAGATCAATGCGTAGAGTGTGAGGCGGAATGTTGCAGAGAATTTCGGATTCCGAAAAGTCACCAGCGATAAACATGATCAGCAGAAATCAGAGGGAAAAGTCGATTGAACCGAGAGCAGCAGCAGCAACCTTGCCTTTTTCAGGGTCGGCTGCTTTGACAGGCGCTTTACGTGAAGCCTTAGGCAGGTAAAGAACCTTGTCCAGATTGTAGTTGAGGTAAGACTTGTCGTCCTTTTCGGAGGTCGAAACTTTACCAACGCCAATCGTCGGGGTTCCGGGAGCCAGCTCAGCGAGTTGTGCGGAAAGCCCACCCCATGCGGAAAGCTTCATCCATGCAGTTTCTTGGTCTTCGGTCTGCCATGCGAGAGATCTGTTGGTGACGGTGTTGTCGCCAATTTCCATCTCCTCAGCTTTGGGACCCAAGCCACCGGTTGCGATGAAGAGGTTGATTGCCAGGAGATCTTGGAAGTTCTCCTCAGTTACTACGAGCATGGGCTGCATCTGCAGCACACCGTCAGGAGTAGGCCGCGTGGGACCAATCGCCAGGACGGTTTGACCTTCTTCAAATTTTTTCAGGAGGTTACCGACGTAGTGGTCAGCTTTCTGTAGGAGTTGAACTTTCGTTGCAACACGTTTTTCGTTAGAGGGCAGCGACTCTGCCAGCACATTTACAGTTCCTTCGTCTTCAGCGGCGCTCGCTGTGACCCGAAGGCCGAGGATAAAAACGTTCATTGTTCCGGTTTGGTTTGGGTGTCCGACCGCAGTCGGACCGCACTATGGTACCAGCGCCGGGAGGGTCTGGGGTTAGATCAGGGCACTTGCTGTAAGTGTCTGTATATTGTTGCTTTGTGTACTTTTAAAATTTTGGCGATCTGGTTGACGCTCGCTCCTTCGCGTCGTTGCGCTTTGAGAATTTTGATATCGCCTGGAGATAGCTTGGAGTGCTTTGCCGTTTTGTAATCGAAGTGCAACGGGTTGATGCAGTTTGGGTCCCCACAACGTGGCTTTGGATAACAGTTGTCTTTAGGGATGTCCAGATATAAAAGAATCGAATAACGGACGTATACTCGTTTTCCTAATACGTAAAAGCACGGCTGTTTATTTGAAACTGATCCTTTCCATATTTCGCAGCGCTGTTGACTAAATTCGTTAAACGCTAATTTTTTAAATAACTTTGATACGGTACTTTCAATCGCTGATCCGTATTTGATTTCGTAACGGTCGCAGCCCAACGCACGTCCGATATCCAAAGCTTGTCCCTGCGCGTGGGTGGTGTCTGACGCACACACAGGGAGTAAAAGCTTTTTAGTTTTAAGTTGAAATAAAATACTGTGATTTTCCAAGTTTTACTATCTCCTCGCTGCCTGTTGTAATGCCGCTCTTGCATTAGGTGTCAGAGTTATGTTTCCTTTTGCCGCTTGGTTTAGTGCCTGTTGAGCAGCCTCTTTGTTGCTCCCGGGAGCGGCGAGAATAGATGCGACTCCCGTACTTCCTAATTGGCTGGAATTAGTGCCCGTCGCTGCAATTTGTCTGATTCCGAGTCCGGTTCCAGCTTGTACAGCCTGGGTCGCTGTCTGAACATGCGCTTGCGCCGTCGACGAAGCGGATGGGCTCGAAGGACTTACGTACGTTCCCCTGCTCTGAGTCGAAGGAACTAATCCCGCAGCCGCTTGGGATGTCGTTGTACTTATCTTTTGCGGGGTCATCGACCAGGCAGGTTTTGTGGTGTAAACAGGTGCAGCAGGTGCAGCAGGAGCAGGAGCGGCAGGAGCAGCAGGAGCAGCAGGAGCAGACGCGGCGCCGGGTTCCATTTGCTCCCTAGTTGTCATACCTTTAGCCGCCTCTTGAATGCTGCTTAGGATACCGCGACCTTGTTCGAGCAGACTTTCAAAAGGAGAATAGTCGAACTCTGGCATTTTATATTGCGGTAACGCAACTGAGGTTTGAGAGGATTCCCCGACTTGTGTTGGGGTCGTTGTTCCGGTCGACACACTGCCTGAATATCCAAGACGGCTGCTGCCCCGTCCTTGAGGTCCAGTAGGACCAAACTGGATATTGAAAGGAGCCCCGTACGTAAGTTTCCCTTCCACGTTGTATCTTTGGAGTTCGGACCCCGTTACGGTTTCTTCAGAACCAATCGCAGCTACACCGGTCTTAGGTGTTGTCGGGGTCGCTTCCTCTGGTTTTTCTACTTCTTCTGGTTTTGTGGCTGCCGCCACGGAACCGAAGTCCAGCTCGGGGAATAATTGTGCCAGCGTGCTCTTTGAAACACCTGCTTCCGGGCTCACACCGAAAGCGGTACCTGCTAACGAAAATCCGTAGGAAGGGCGACGCCGGACAGCCACGCGACTAAACTCTATCTCCTACGATCGTAGCAAGTTTTCGATCACTAAATCACGTACTCACTGTTTAGTCGGTGTGCTTTCATTTCATTTCTTCGAAAAATCTTCGAAGGTAATGCCCCTTGCGAACAACCATATCTAAAGTCTTCATTGTACACAGAGCTTCTTCGTAGCTTTTAAAAACCTCTGCTTTCTCCTTCTTACCGTTGTACATGACCAGGGTCTCGCCCTGGATGGCGTTTTCGACAAACTCCCCGCGTGGGTTCAGGATCACCCAGACCTCTCGGAACTTTAAATACGGGCGCGAGGACATCTCCTCCTCGGTGTAGAGGGAATTTACCTTCGCTATCTTAGTGCTTTTCTTAGATTGCGCACTATTTACTTTTTTCTTAACGTTCAGCGTGATGCTGTTTTTTCGTTTCTCTGCTCTGGCTGCGTTGCACGCTACAAGGGGTGACTCGTATAGGGACGGGAGGAAATAAAGTCCATCATCTGCATTAACGACCGCCACGTAGGTCTTTCCTAACTTAATAGCAAAGACCTCTTTTTCTGCTGTTTTTTCGATTTTAACTAGTTCACTCATTTAGCGGCCCATGAATCACCAACATTCGCATCTGCTGATGCTGGAACAGATGTTAACACTTTTTGAGCTGCTTGGATCATGGCGGTTTCCAGCACCTCCTTGTATTTATTAGCAAGATCCTCTCTTACTTCCAGCACGATTTCGTCGTGCACACACGCGACCATTCGCACATTTTCGTCTAAGTATTCGTTCAGATCTGCGATGGCGATCTTCAGGATGTCTGCGCCGCTGCCCTGAATCAGGGTGTTAGCTGAGCACATCATTGTTGCATCGTCGTAACTCAGAAGCCTGCGCCGTCCACACGCTGTACGTACATAAGCCCAGCCGTCTTCTACCAAAGCCGCCCTCTCACGGTGCCACATGCGCAGGCGTGGGTACGCAGCGTGGAAAGCAGCGTGTGCGACTTTCGCTTCTGACAGAGAAAGCATCTTCCCGCTCTGTGCTGCATATGTCTTGTATTTTCTGTAGCCCATTCCGTAGAGCAACGCAAAGTTCAGAGTCTTTCCATCTTGTCGTTCATCTTTAGACACTTCGTGTAAGTCCTTCTTGTAGATAAGACTAGCAGTCATTGTGTGTAAATCAATGTCATCTTTAAATGCCTGCCGCATCTGAGGGATGTTGATTAGTTCCGCACCGAGTCGTAGCTCGATCTGAGCCCAGTCGCAGATCACCAGCTTGAATCCCGGCTCCGCGATGAAGCACTCCCTGAATTCTTTACCTCTTGGAACTTGCTGGATGTTGACTGCAAAAACTGTTTTCTTTTCCCTTTTAGCTGTCTTCGGAGCACCGTTGCTTGTAAAGCGCCCTGAGTTTGCGCCTGTTTGGTTGTAACCAGAGTGAATACGGAGCGTTACGGGATTTACATTTTCTAGCAGCTTGGTGATGTGTTCTAGTTTTGTCTCCACTTTTACCCGCTGCCTGTAGAGGTTCAGCGTGGGGTCGTCGCTATCGAACTCTGCGAGAGCGATTTGGTTGAGGGTTTTCTTCTCCGTCTTGGCGTCTCTAGGCAACTCGATACCGCAAGCAGTAAAGGCAGAGATAACCTGCGTCGTGGATCCAGGATTAAAATCTTTTTTCGGTCTCTTACCGACTGCGACCTTTCCATCAATTCCCCGAGGAAGTTTCAGATCTGTCGGAAGTCTATCGTCCAGTGACTTAACGAACTGTTCGGTCTTATGTTCCAGCTCTTCTTCAATAGATGCTTTGAGCTTGTTTAACTTAGTCAAATCGACACAGAATCCTTTGTAGCTCATCATTGCCACGGGGCGGACGCACTTGGATTCGAGCCCATAGACGGGTAAAAGGTTCTCCTCCTTTAGTTCTGCTAACTGCGATGCCGCGATGCGTGGAAGGATATCGACGTCTCCTGCGGCGTACTCGATTTGTTCGATGTCGAGTTCTTCGGCGCCCCAGTCAGACTTCTGCTGCTCCTTACTGATTTCAATTTCGAGCCTACGTTCCGCCACAGCTTTCAAGCTGCAGCTGACGTCTGTGAAGTATGTAGTCTGAGATTTTGGACTGACCCGTTTCTCTTTAAAGCCAGAGCGAAGGACGCGCTCTGCGACGTACGTGTCGAAGATCTTGTTCTTAAAATCAATCCCGATCGATAGCAAAAACTGGAAGTCGAAGTTCATGTTGTGCGCCAGCAACATGGCGCGAGACTCTATAAGTTCCTTAAGTTCCTCGTTTGGTTTGAACTTAAATAGATCTAGGACATAAACGATACGATCCTCGATCTCCGGCGTGGCGTCACAGAGCTGCAGTAAGCGGAGTTTCGCGATCGTCGCTTGCAAACCCGTTGTTTCGCAGTCCAAGCACATTTTTGGAATCTGCTTTAACTCGGGCAGAACTTCCTTGAACTGTTCGGCTGTTTGGATGTAACGGACTTGCATGAGGAGAATGATGATAGAGAAATGAAA